GGGGCGGTCAGGGGGTCACTCGGTCGGCAGGGTGCGGTCGGGGATCTCCCAGCCCTGTGACCCGGACAGGCCGGCGACCGGGCCGAGCGTCCCGTCGGTTGCGGCGGCGAACACGCCATCGCCGGCCCCGTAGGCGGCGTCGCCCGGGTTCCCGGTCGGGTCGGCGATCCGGAACGCGAGGCCGACGCGGCCCTGGTAGGTCCCGTCGAGGCCGACGAACTGCGCCTCGATCGTCGGGGCGAAGCCGTCCCACAAGAGCGCGGCGGGCACGACGAGAATGTCGTGGAGCCCCGCGGGCGGCGGCGAGCCGGTGGCCCACATCACCGCGCCGTTTCGGAACTCGACGGCCAGGCCGACGCGCCGGAACTTCGACTCGTCGGGGTACGCGACCGGGCCGGACGGTGGTGTCGCCGAGAACGGCACCCAACTGGAGCCTGCGGGCAGACCGGGCACCCATGGGCCCTGCGTGGCCGACGCGAGGCCGAGGTCGCGCCAGGCGGTCACGCCGTCGCCGAGCTTGGTCAGGCCGTGGGTCGTGTCGATGCCGCACTGCCCTGCCGGCAGGATCGGGTTGTCGGTGTGCCAGTCGGCCGACGACTTGCGGGGCACCTCGATCTCGACGGGCAGCTTGCCGATCAGGGGGTTGGTCATGGGGGTTCTCCTGTGGGGTGTTTGGCCGGGCCCGGTCAGGTCCAGGTGAGCGAGGACAGGTCGACGGTCACCTCGTCGCCGGCGAGGGTGCCGGTGGCGTCGGTGATGGTGACGGTGCCGGTCGATGCCGACACGGCGGCGATGGCGAGCCCGGCGTGGCCGGCGTCGTCGAGCCAGGCGACGGCCCCGCGGTGATCGGCGGCCGGACGGTGGCCGGCGGCGACGATCCCGACGACGGTCGCACCGTCGAGGGCGACCGGTGCGGGCCGGGCAGCGGAGAGCACGAGTGGGCCGAGGCGACGGGTCGTCACGTCGGTGCCGGTCGCGATGTCGATGGTGAGCGCGGGGGCACCGTCGCCGCCGCCTGCCGCGTCGACCATCGCCCACGCGCCGTCGTCATCGACGCCGAGCACCTGCCCGGGCGTCAGCGCCGCATCCGGGTCACCGGTCGCGGCCATGCGGGCGATCTGGTCGGGGGTGAGCCACGACCACGCGTTGACCGGCGCGGGGACGGAGACGGGCAGCGCGACGACGGGCGGGGCCGTGGTGCGGTCGGGTGCGTCGCCGGTGGTGCCGCCCCCGCCAGCCAGGAGGCCGTCGACGTCGGAGCGGAGCACGGTGAGCCGAGTGTCGAGGGTGGACGGGTCATCGACGCCCACGATCCAGTCGATCGGGATGGTCATGGCGTCGACGCCGGCGATCGGGTCAGGCCAGCCGACGATGCCCACGAGGTTGTCGCCGGCCGCGAATGCGAGCGAGCTGACCTCGGCGCCGAGGAGGTCCAGGGTGACGGAGCCCTCGACGGTCCCGAGTCGCTCGTTGGCGGCGTCCCACCGGCCGGTGACGGTGCCGCGGCTGTAGCTCGGCGCGGTGACTTCGGCGGCGGCGATCGCGGCGAGTGACGAGTCGGCGCCGGTCGGCTGCCAGTCGGCGGAGAGCGCGGCGACGGTGAGGGTGGCGCCGTCGTGGTCGGCGGGGTGGGCGCGGCCCGCGGGGGACACGGTTGAGATCGTCATGGTGCTCCTGAGGGTCGGTCGGGGGTGGCGGGGCGGCGGGGATGCAGAGGGGGTCAGCCCGCGTGGGTGGCGTTGCGCCAGTTGCCGGCCAGTCGGTATGCGCCGAAGATCGTGCGCTCCAACGTCGAGTCGAGGCCGCCGCCGCTGCTGGTCACAGTGACGGTGCCGCCTGCGACGAGGGGGCGGATCATGGTCACGCTTGCTCGGAGGCCGAGCCCTCCGGCCGTGTCGGGGTCCGCAGTGATCCGCGAGACCTCGTCGTCGTCGCTCATCCAGGCCAGGCCGCCGATGCCCGATGTGCCCTCGGCCGGGCCGGTGTCGACCGTGAGATGCGCCGACGCCATGCAGGTCCACAAGGTTGCGGGGATCACCTCGGTCCAGAGCGGCACGCCCTGGTAGGCGAGGTGCGCCTGGATCACCCACACGCCTTCTCGCGGCACGGTCCAGTCATGGGCGCCGAGCGATTCCCAGCCGCCGCCGTCCGAGGGAATCACGAGGGTTCCGCCGATCGCCTCCCCCAACCCGTCGACCGCCTCGCCGACCAGCCCGAGCAGCCGCCGATCGACGACATCACGCGCCCCGGCCAGACCGCCACGGGCGCCGAGGATCGACAGCCCCAGGTCCTCCGGTCGCAACGGCCGCCTCGGTGCGCTCCCCATCAGCCGACCGCCCCACAGACCAGACGCATCGTCTCGGCCCCCGGGTCCTCGGTGATCTGCGACACCCGCACCCAACCGACCGACGCCAGCAGCCCCGACGCCAGAGCGACGGGCAGCGAGTCACCGCACGCCACCATCCGCCCCCACCACGACGGCACGGTCACATCGGCGACCAGCGGATCGGAGCCGAGCGACGCACCCACACCACGCGACCAGGCCGCGGCGGCCCTGTAGCTGAGTTCCGTCGGCGCCGGGTAGAACGCGCGGCGAGCGATCACACCCGTCGGCACCTCGCGGTCCGCGGCGATCACCTCCCGCGTCGACCCGCCCCCCGCCGACACCACCACCCGCACCTGATGAGCGACCGACGACGGATCACGCGACACGTCAGCCGACAGCACCACGTCCTCGGACAGGCACAGATCCGGCCGATCCGACCCGCGCCGCACCCCATCGACCTGCAGCACCCCATCGGTCGTGATCCACACGTCGGGGCCATCGGCGCGGTCGACAACGGACCGGAGCGCCTCGATCAGCGACGGGTCCTCGTGCTCCCTCCACCGGATCGCCTCGGCCGGCACCGACGACGGCGTGGGTCGCCGGAGCTTGGCGCGCAGGCCAATCGGGCCGCCGGACTGCGGCGACTGGGCACGCTCCAGAAGGTGCCCGGGATACCACGCCAGCGGCTTCGGGGTCAGGCTGCCGAACAGGTCATCGGCGACGACACGCACCAGGTCGATCGGCGCCGGGACCGGCCCGAGCACGCCGACGACGACCTGCACCCGCCAGTCACCAGGCGCCGGGAGCGAGACATTCGCCGCGACCTCCTGCCACCCCGACCGCGGGACCACCGCCGTCGACAACGGCCCCGACGCCGAGCCGGGCGCGTCGACACGCCACCCGACCGCATGCACCGCAACCGCCGAGCCAGCGGGCATCGCCGAGGTGTCGACGCGCAGGACCGCGGTCACGATCCGGTCGACGGACCCGCCGGGCAGCACCCGCGACAGCGGCGAGATCGTCTCGCCGGGCCAGCACAGCAAGGAACGCGCACTCGCGTAGCCGCCGCTGCGGTACCGGCTCGGCCCGGCACCGGGCGGCCGCACCCACGACGCACCCGACTCGCCGTCGAACGTCCCCCAGGGGGACAGCCAGTCCCGCGTGCCACCCGCACCGACCGACCTCGACTCGCACCGGCGGCCACCGCCAGCCAGCCGCAGGTCCACCATGTCGCCGACTTGGACCGGCCCGGCCGACATCGCATCGACGACACACGACACGACGCCACCCCGCGTCCGCTCCCACACCTGCCAGCCGACGCACTCGAGCAGATCACCCCAGCCGGTCCAGCGGGTCCGACCACGGACGTTGACGCCCGCGACGCCCAGGCGCCGGGCCAACTCCGACCAGCCGTCATCGGACGCGGACACGGACACGTCGGCCCGTGTCGGGTCCACCGACCAGACCGCGCGATCGAACTCGCCGACCCGCGCCGAGGGGAAGTGCGCCAAGGTGCCGCGGGTGAGCTGATTCACCGCGACGACCCACCGCACCGCCCCGGCCTGCGGAGGCGACGGCGGCAAGCCCGGCGGCGGATCGGGCAGCACCGGCGGATCCGGGTCCGGCCCGGGCTGCGGCGTCGGGATCACCGCGTCGAGAACGGGCGCGACGAACCACACGGTCGGGCCGGCGGGGATGCGAGGTGCGACAGCCGGCACCGGCGGCGCAGCGACGCTCACGACGAGCCCCGGAACTGCGCAGCCGCCTGGAACGTGCCCCACGACGCCCCGAACCGAAGCTCAGCCTCGACGCCCGGCGGGAACGACGGCCAGTCCAGGAACGGCGTGCCGTTGCTGCGGGCATGGCCGGTCACGCACGACGTCCCGATCCACGCCTGACGGCGCGAGTCGACGCGGAACACCGACCCGGACGGGATCGCCAGGCCGGGGAACGACACGCGCTGGACCGGGAAGCCCTCGGCCTCCATCTCGATGAACGGCGAGGTCATCGCCGTCGTGGTCGTCACCTGCGACACCCACGCCCGACCACCCATGCCCGGCGTCGGCCGCCACAAGCCGGGATTCGTCCAGGTCGTCGACTGCGCCGTGCGGGCCGTGACCGTCGCCCACGCGTGCTCGGTGGCCGAGTAAACGGTCGGGTCGTCGGCGGTCCACATCAACCGCAAGCCGATGTCAGGGCGATCCGGGTCGTCGGCTTCCTCGTCGGCGTCGGCGTCGAAACCGAGCGGCCGGACGAACCTGCACACCTCCCGGTCGCCCCAGCCGAGCCCCTTCCACGCCAGCGGCAGGACATCGCGGCCGTCGGCCCGAGCCTCCATCGACGCCTGCAGCCACAGGTGATCCTCGACCGACTCGCACCACGCATCGACCTCGATCTGCGCCGAGCCGCGCACCGCCAGGCCACCGGATGCACCACCCGCGAGGCGATCCGCCGACGGCATCCGATGCATCGGCGTCGCCAATCCCTTGATCGCGTCGCCCAGGTAGTACGGATCGCGGAAGGCGCGGCCGATCCGGCGGCCCTGCCACTGCACCCAGCCGCCGGCGATCAACGAGTCGGGCAGCAGGCTCATGACCCCAACCTCCACATGACCTGATCGACGACATCGGGCGTCGAAGCGCCGAAGATGTTGAGCGTCTCAGGGCCGCTCGCACGACGACCTCGCTTGCCGCCGGAACGGGCCGGCGCGGCAGGGACAGTGGCGGCAGCCATCAGCGACCGCGTGTCCTGGGCGTTGGTGACGTGGCCACGCCCACCGATCGTGATCAGCTCCGGGCCCTCTTCGCCGACGAGCCACGTCCCCGGCCACACCGGCCCGCCCTTCGCCCGGGCGCCGCCCCCGAAGATCTGGCCTGTCGAGAGACCCGTCGCAACGGTGAGCCCGCCGAGGATCTCGTCGACCTGCGTCTTGAGCCCGCCGAGCTCAAGGCCGAACTCGCCAGCGACCCGGCGCATCTCGGCGACGGTCAGCCCGGCGTGCTCGGCCAGCACGTCGATCGTCGCCGTCCCGTTGGTCCGCATCATCTCGGTCGAGATCGCGACCGCCGCCGACAGGTCCTTGGACATCTGCTGACCCTTCGCACCCGTTTCGTTCACGACGCTCTGGGTCAGGCGAGCCATCTCGACCGCCTGGGCGTTCAGGCTGGCCAGCTCGCTCTCGGCCGAGTTGACGAGGTCAACGAACGTGTCTGTCGAGTTCGCGACGAGCTGCTCGAGGATCGGGCCAGCCTGCTGCGGCCCAGCCTGCAACAACCTGCCGACGTAGGCGGGGTCGTAGCCGGCTTCGATCGCCTTCTGAATGTTGCTGGAGAACGCCTTGGCGTCGGCGAGCGAGTCTTCGTAGAACTTCTGGATCTTCTTGCCGTTGAGCGGTGAGTCGGTCGCCCGCAGGTCCTGCAGGTTGCGGTTCGCGTCGACGAGCTGATCGCGGGCATCGGCGAGGGCCTGCGCGGTGCGCTCCGTCTCGTCGGCGGTGAGTCCCGATTCGCGGTGCGCCTTCTCGGCCTCGGCGACCTGCCGCTTCGCCTGGTCGACGGCCTTCTCGCCGGCCGCGATCAGCTTCGGGTCGACCGGCTCGTCCTTGAGGCTGAGCACGTCGTAGGAAGCGGCGAAGCTGGCGTGCACGGCGTCCATCGCCGACACGATCTTCTTGCCGTCCTCTTCGAGCTTCTTGATCTGCTCCGGGGTCATCTCGACGGACTTGAGGTCCTTGCCGGCGAGCGCCGCGGCGTCTCCAAGCTCGTCGAGCTTCGCCTGAAGCTCCTTCGACGGCGTTCCGCTCTCGTCGAAGGCGTCCGCCAGATTCACTCCGGTCGCCTTCGCCAGACCTTCGACCTGAGCGACCGTGAGGCCAGCCTCGTCCCTCAGGGCCTTGATGCCAGCGATCGCGGTCTTTCGCTTCGCGTTCGTCTCCTCGAGAGCGTTACCGATCGCGATGCTTTGGGCCGCGAGCTTCTCGTCGTCGAATCGGTTCGTGCTGCCCTTCGCGATCTCGTTGTCCAGCCGGATCATTTCGGCATGGAGGTCCCCGGCCCGGTCTCCGAGTCCCTGCAGGGTGGTCTCGTCGGCCTTTCCCATGCCTGCGAGGAAGCCGGCGGCGTCGCGATTCCCCGATTCGTGGAGCTTGTCGAGCGCGTAGGACGCTGCTGCGGCGCCGATGGCGATTCCAGCGAGCGCGCCGCCGACCATGGCGCCGGTCGAAACAGACTGGGTGGCGATGTTCTTGAGACCGGTCGACATCTTCGCGAAGCCGGCCGTGGCCTGGCCGGTGTAGTTGTCGAGGTTCGTGAACGCCCCGAGGCCGGCCTTACCGACGTCGCGGAACCCGGACGCGATCATCCGGAGATTCGATCCGGAACCGATGCCCTTGACCGCGGCGCCTGCGACCGTTGACGCCGCCGACAGCTTCGAGACGCCGTCTGCGGCCGCGGTCGCGGTGACCTGGGCGCTGAAGGCACCCCAGGCGACGGTTGCTTTGTCGACGATCCCCACGACGGACTTCAGCTCGCCGCCCCATTGCGAGAGCTTCCATGCTCCATAGGCGATGGCCATGGCGGACACAATCTCTTCGTGTTCTGACAGCGCCCCGGTCAGGCCCTCGACGAAGGGGAGCACCGCGCTCGTTCCAGCCAGGACGACCTTGAGCCCGTCGCCGGCAAGATGCAGACCATCGGCGAGAACTCCACCAGCGATGTCCGAAAGGTCTTCGACCACGGGGAGCAGCCGGTCGCCGACCTCGCGGGCCAGTGGCATCACTTCGCCGGCGACTTCTGCCAGCGCATCGCGGGCTTCTGGCGACGCGAGGGCCAGCCCAACGAGGGCAGCGGCGACGGGGTTGATCGATGGGAGGATCGACTTGAGGATCGGGATCGACCCGGAGCCCATCGCGGTCAGCCCGGACAGGGCGGCGCCGGCGGCGGGCGCGATGCCGGTGAGTGATCCGGGGATGTGCTCGATCAGGTCCGGGAGGTCGGCGAGCAGCTTCGTCACCGACTTCACGGCCGGGCTCGATGCGAGCTTCTCGGCCCAGGGGGTCGCCTTCTTCTCCATGGCGTCGAGGGCGTCGGTGATGCCGTTCGCGCCCTCGACGATCCGAGGGGAGAACGCGCCGACGAACCCGGCGCCGAGCCGGGCGAGCGCTGGCGACATTCCCTGAACGGCGCCGGAGGTCGTCTTGCGCAGGTCCTCCATGGTCCCGGCGAGCGCCACGGTTGCTCCGGCCGGGCCGTTGCTGCCGTTGAGGATGCCGTCGGCTAGGGCGTCGAGGGCCTGGCCGGCCGGAACAGCGCCCTCGGAGATCATCGTCTTCATGGCGTCGCGGGAGACACCGAAGGAGTTCGCGAGGATCCCGAGCGCGTTCACGCCGGTGTCGCTGATCCGCCAGATGTCGGCGAGCTGCACCTGGCCGGACGCTGCCATCTGGCCGAAGATCGTGGTGAGGCGTCCGGCCATCTCGTTGGCCCGCTTGCCCTGGGTCGCCGAGGCTTCGCCGATGGCCGTGAGGTAGTGCGGGATCTTCGACGCGGCGACGCTCATGCCGGCGAGCTGCTGCGCACCGGCGGCGAACTGGTCGAGGCTGAACGGGGTCCCGCGGACGACGTCGAGGGTGTCGCCCAGCAGCGACGCCGCCTTGGCCGATGAGCCGAGGCTGATCGTGAGCGCCGAGCCGGCGTTCTCGATCGTCGTGAACCGGTCCCAGCCCTTGGTGATCGCGACGCCAGCAACGGCCGTTGCGGTGGTCACCGCGGTCGCGGTCGCGGTGGCGAGACCCTGCAGGGCAGACCGAGCGCCACCCGCGATGCTTGAGCCGAGGTCGCTACCGGCCTTCGCGCCCGCGGCCGGCATCACCTGCGCGAGCTGGCGGTTCATCTGCGCCGAGAGGCCCGCCATCGAGGGGATGATCGGCATGACGCCGTAACCGACGACCTCAGGCATGGGCGACCTCCTCTCGGGCATGACGGCGCTCGTCCTCAGCGGCCCGGGCCTCGACGGCACGGAGGGCGGCGAGCATGTCGGGGGCGATCCGGGCGACCGGCTTCGGGGCGAGCGGGTGGGCGGCGATCGACGACGACGGGACACCGCCGAGCGCGAGCTGGTTCATGCGGATCGCGTCGAGGAGCCCGTGCTCGACGGTCCAGGCCGCGCCGTCCCGCTGGGCGGTCGCGGTCGCCGAATCAGCCGGCAGGTGACGAATGAGCACCAAGCAGCGCCGGTAGGTGAGGCGCTGCGGCCGGCGCCACAGGTCGAGCAGGTCGACCCGGTAATACCGCTGGAGGTCAGCCTCCACCGCCCCCGGGTGGTCCCGGAGGAGGCGGAGGAGGCCGATCATTCCCCCGCGGGTGCCCCGATCGCGGCGCGGAACGCCTGCTGCCAGAACTCGTTGAGGTCTGCGCTGGTCGGGTTGGTGGCGAGGTAGTCGGCCCAGCCGTTGCCGGCCAGGATGCCCTCGAGGACGACCGCCATGTGCGCCGGGGCGACCAGGGCCGCGCGGAGGTCGTTGCCCTCCGCATCGAGGATCTGGGCGAGGGCGATCGTCGCCTTGGCGGGCCAGGTGCGGGCGTCGGACTCGACGACCCACGTGCGGCCGCCGTGCTCGAACTCGATCGGGCCGACCGAGAGGTCGGTGGTTGCTTCGGCGATCGCGTCCGCGTTCTCTTCGGACGCTTCCGCGACGGGCTTGGGCTTGGGCTTCGGGGGCATGGCGGACTCCGGTTCGTTGGTTGGTGGTGACTCCGGGGTGTGGGGTGCCCGGCCCGGGTGGAGTCAGCCCCCGGGCCGGGCAGAGCGTCAGGAGACGGTCACCGAGGCGGTGTCGTCGAGGGTCCCGAAGGCGGCCGAGACCGTCACCGCACCCCCGGCGTGACCGGTGACGAAGCCGGCGACCGCGGAGGCGACCGCGTCGGAGCTCGACACCCAGATGGCGTCCGAGGACACATCGCGAGTGCTGGCGTCGGACCAGGTCGCGGTGGCGACGAGGCGCTTGATCTCGCCGACGTCGATCGCGAGGGTGTCGGGCGCGATGACGAGCGACGCGAGGGTCGGCGAGTCGGGGCCGCCCTGGCGCAGGATCAGATCGCCGAGCCCGTCCGGGAAGAACTGGACCTCGAACTCGTAGGCGGTGACGCCGGACTCGGCGTCCTTCGCATCGCCGACCAGCTCGACCTCGACCTGGTAGTGCGAGATGATCCGCTTCGTCTTCGCGCCCTCGCGGCCCTCGAAGCCGATCAGGACCCGCTCGGGGATCGGGGTGCCGAGGACGTCGCCCTGGACGCCAGCCGCGGCCTTCTTGCGGGGCCACACCAGGTCGTCGACGACCTTGCGGCGGCCCTCGAACGCCGTGAACTTCTTCTTGAACTCGAAGTTCTTCCGGGTGACGCGCATCAGGATGCCGCCCCACGCATTCTGCGAGGACTTCTCGAAGTTCCGGGCCTCGGGGAAGCCGGCGTCGCCATCGAGGCAGCCGACGCGCTTCCACCCGGCGGGCCACGGGGAGTCGACATCCGCGGGCAGCGCCGTGCCGAGCGGGGCGATGAGCACGTCCGCGAACGGCCAGTACTCGACGAGGGACGGATCGGGTTCGTCGGCCATGGTGGGCCTCCCATCTGTTCTGGCGCGGGGTCGCGCCGTTGTGCGTCCGCCCCCGGGTTGGGGCGGACGTTGGTGACTCCGGGAACAGCCGCGCCTCAGGTGGGCGGGGCAGAACGGACCGTCACGCGGACGGTGCAGGACGCGAGTTCGGCGCCCCGGTTGTCGCGATCGCGGGCGGTGAAGAGCCCGGTCGCGGTGGAGATCGTGGAGATCTGGTCGTCGCCCTCCCAGGCGGCAAGCCGAGCTTCGGCCAGCAGGAGCAGGCGCTTCGACGTCGACGGTGAGTCGGACCAGACGGTGATGCGCTCGATCGCCCGGGCGATTGCTCGGTGCCGGGGGACGGCGGCGGAGTCCTGGGACACCTGGACCCACGGCGGGTTCTCACCGGGTCGGAACTTCGAGGGGACACCGATGCCGACGTCGACCTCCTCGTCGGCGAGGAGGACGGTCAGAAGGTCGGCGGTGAGGCGCTCGGCGTCCGGCAGGATGGCCGGGGTGGTCATCGGCTGCCGACCTCGAGGCCGACGTCGCCGACCGCACCGGTGAGCACGCCGTGCTTGGCCTGCTCGGCTGCGCCGGCCGGGTCTGCGATGACGACCAATGCGGTCGCCCGGTCGGTCATGCCGGGGTGCACCTCGATGGGCAGGTCGGTGCGGGCCCGGGCTGCGTCGCCGACGTCTTCGCCCGCTCGCTTCATGGCGGCGGCCATCGCCGGGCCTTTGAGGATGGCGACGACGCCGGGGCGGTTGATCCGGAAGTGCGGTCCTGCCATCAGCCCTCCGCTCGCCGCAGGGCGGCTTGGGTGCCGCCGGGGCCGACGCCGCGCCAGTCGCCGACCTCGCCCTCGACGTCGAACGCGACGCCGTCGACTTCGATCTGGTCGTCGTGGCGCAGGTCGATCGGTGCGCCGGGTCGCAGCAGCGTCAGGCCGGCAACGATGCCGCTCCGACCGATCGCCGACGGCTCGCCGGTGTCGACGTCGTTGCGGGGCGCCAGGAGCACCCCGTCGATCACGGTCCGCTCGACCGTTGATGGAATCGGGTCGCCGAATCGGTCCTTGCCGCCCGGCGAGCGGCGCAGCCGCACCACGCTCCGGGTCTTCACTCGCAGCCTTCCCACAGCGGGGAGCCGGCGAGGTTGGCGCCGCACGAGCAGAAGTTCGCGCCGAGGTTCAGCGAGCATACGTCCGCGTGCCGGCGGCGACTGCGCGGCGCCGCGTTGATCGACCAGGCACCGCCTGCGGTCGAGCCGGTGACGGCCTTGCAGACGGCCTCCAGCTGCTCCAGTTCGGTCGGCCAAAACAGGCCGCGTCGCTGGGGCGCTGCGATCGTCATGCTCTCCGAGAACGGGCCGGCGGTCTGCTGGTGCTGGGTGACCCCGCCCGCACCGGCCTCATCCCATCGGAGGATTGCCCCGCGCAGGACGGCTTTCACCGCGGCGCGCTGGTGGTCGGTGAGGTTGGCGGGTTCGGCGAGGCAGGGGGCGGCCAGGATCGCCTGGGCGGTCGCGTCGGCGATCATCGCCGAGGCCTTGGCCTCGTCGATGTCGGCGAACGGTGCCAGGTCGGCGGTGGCGAGGTAGTCGTCCATGGCCGCCCCCTCTCGTCAGTTGCTGGTGGTCTCGGTCGTCCCGGTGAGGGCGTCGACCGCCGCGAAGATGTCCTCGCGGGTCGCGCCGACCGGGACGTCGATGCCGAGCTCCGTCGCCCAGGTCACCCAGGCTTCGCGGCCCGAGCCGGGGCCCGACCGCGGCGGCGCACCGTCGCTGGCCTCGTCAGCACCGGCGCCCTCCTCGCCCGACGGGGCCTCGGCCGCGGCGTCCTCAACGGGGACGAAGTCGGCCGGGAGGTTGGCGGCGAGTTCCTCGGGCACTGAGACGAGGACGCCGGATCGGGTGTCGCGGAGCGCGATCACGCCGTCACGACCTTCGCGACCGCGTCCTCGTCGGCGATGCCCCAGCCGTAGATGACCTCGGCACGGAACGCCACCTGGTTGTTCCGCTTGAGGTCGCCCTGGCCGTCCGGGTCGCCGAACTTGATCAGCTCGAGTCCGATGGCCCGCTGGATGCCCCAGCGGATCGTGCCGAAGTCGCCGACGAAGCCCTTGACCTTGGTCGCGGCCGCGGCCACGCCGACGGCGCCGACGGTGTTTGACACGGAGGTGTTGTGGCCCTCGAGGCGACCCGCCGGAGCGGTCGCGTAGGTGAGGTCCGGGTAGAGCTTCTGCTCGGTGGTGGCGTTGCGGATGCCGCCGAAGACCGCCGCGAAGGTGGGGTCCAGGGCGAGGTCCTTGGGGTTGTAGCCCGCGGCCAGGACCAGGGCGTCGGCGGCGTCGACGTTCGCGTAGGGCTTGTCACCACCGGCGATCGTGACGACGCTGGTGGTCTGCGACAGCCGCTGAGTCATCGCGGCGACCGTCGCGCCACTCGTCGGGTTGATGCCGTGGAACACGCCGAAGTCCAGGGCGCGGGAGAGCGCCGGCTGGATCTGGTTGAGGATCTGCGACACGACGCCGAGCTGGTGATCGGCGTCCGCGAACAGGACCTCATCGGTCCACCGGACCGTCTTGTGGAACTTGAACGGCTTGGTGGTGACCGTGGTCGGCGTGATCGTCGACGGGCCCTTGTTGGCGCCCTCTCCGACGTACTCGGCCTCGCCGATGTCGAAGGTCATCGAGTGGCCGGTGCCGAACTTCATCGGCTCGGAGGCCGACAGGGTGGCGACGGCCGAGCCGAACTTCACCTTGCCGAGCCAGGGATCCAGGATCTGGTCGGGGAGGTTGAGACTCCCGCTGGTCAGGACTGCCATGGTGATCCTCCTTGGATCAGTTGCTGCCGAAGAGGCCGCGGGTGAACTCCCGCATGCCGTCGGCGCCGGTGGTCGGCGACGAGCCCTCGGTGGGCACTCGTGCGCCGTTCTTCTTGCGGTCGGCCTCGCGGTCGGCGAGGCGCTTGGCCTGGGCCTCGAGCGTCTGCTCGTCGAGCCCGGTGAGGAACAGGTCCGCGTCCTCGTCGGAGATGCCGTGCTTGGCGGCAACGCGGAGGCGCAGCGCCTCCGCCCGGGCCTTGTCGCGATCCGCCTCGGCGGCCGCGGCGCGGTCCTTCTCCTTGTCGAGGTCCGACTTGTTCGCCGCCTCGATCTCGTCGAGCCGCTTGGCCTTCGCGGCCAGCTCGTCGTGATCGGCGTACTTCGCACGCTCCCGTGCGAACTTCGCACGCTCCCGTGCGACCCGGTCGCCGATAAGGCGATCGAGATCGGCCTGAGTGGCCGGCGGCTTGAACGCGTCGTCGGCGGTGGACGTGGATCCGCCGGGGTTGCCGTCCTGGTTCGACGC